TAACACAGTTACCGACGGAATTATATTTGGGCGTGATGCGGTTATGGAAACATCTCTGATCGATATCGACATATTATCGAATGGCTTTAAATTCAGGGTCTCGTCTGCGGACATCAACGGTGCAGTACCAAAAAATCTATTTAGTGCTTGGGGCGAAGCTCCATTAGGCGGGGTAGGCGTTTCCCAGGCTCGGGCTAGATAAATTATCAAGTTCTTAATATGATAATTAGTCAACAAGATGGTTACTCTTATAAATATGTAGAAAGGAGTTAATTATATGGCTATACCTTCTACTAAAGCAACCTTTAAAACTTACTGTCTTAGAGCTCTTGGTTCTGGTGTTATTGATATTAACGTATCAGATGATCAAGTAGATGATCGTATAGATGAAGCTTTGCAATATTTTGCACAATATCACTATGATGGTATTGAAAAGATGTATCTAAAACATCTGGTAACAGAAGCTGATATAACACGAGCAAGGTCTAATAGTTCAACCACGGCAACGGATGTAGTAGATACTTCTGTATCTTCAACATGGAAAGAAGGTAACAACTGGATTCCTGTTCCACAATCTGTTGTTTCTATTCTAAGAGTATTTCCTTTAACTGATACTGGTGGTGGTGGAAGTTTATTTGATGTTCGTTATCAATTAAGATTAAATGATCTCTATGACTTCTCATCTACTTCTGTTATGAACTATCAGTTACAAATGCAGAATTTAGATTTCCTTGAGCATATTCTTGTAGGTGAGACACCTATACGTTTTAATCAACACCAAAACCGTCTTTATATTGATATGGATTGGGAGAATAAAATTGTAGCTGATAGTGAGTTTATAATCATAGAGTGTTATCGTAAGGTTGATCCAACATCTTACACTGATATCTTTGATGACATATATCTCAAAAGGTATGCAACTTCATTAATTAAAAAACAATGGGGAGCAAACCTATCTAAGTTTAGTGGTGTTGCTATGTTGGGCGGTGTTACCATGAACGGTGAAACAATCTACACACAAGCAATAGATGAACAACAAAAACTAGAGGATCAGATTCAATTAGCATTTGAATTACCAGTTAGTTACATGGTAGGATAATAGTATGGCTGTAAATTCTTTCTTTCATACTAGTAATGTTGCTGCAATATCAACAGAACAAAGTTTATATTCAAATTTAGTAGCTGAAGCAATTCAGATACACGGTCATGATGTTTTTTATATGGATCGTACTATTGTTGCAGAAGACGCTGTTCTTGGTGGAGACACTCTCTCTAAATTTAAAGATGCATCAAAAATAGAAATGTATATGGAAAATGCAGACGGTGGTTTTGCGGGTGAACGAGATATAATGAATCAGTTTGGTTTGCAAAATTTAAGTGAAGCAACCTTTGTAGTAAACAAATTAAGATTTCAAGAACTTACAAAACAGATTACAATAGAATCTGGAACTGATGAAGAAGAGGGTGGTTCTATTCTTTTAGAAGCTGGTACACTTGCATTAACAACTACAGACTTAGAGGGAAGTGATTTCTATATTATATCAGAAACAGATGCAACAGATTCAGATCGTCCTTTTGAGGGTGATGCAATTTATCATCCAATACTTAAAAAAATGTTTCAAGTTAACTTTGTAGATCATGATGAGCCGTTCTTTCAACTGGACAGCAACCCAGTATACAAATTAAGATGCCGTCTGTTTGATTATGCTTCTGAAGAACTTAATACTGGTATAGATGATATAGATGCGATAGAAGATGCATTAAGTCTTAACTTACTCAATTTTCAGTTTACTCTAGAACAAGAATCTGAAGTAGGACAATCATTATCTATTGATAGTGAACTGTATAACATTGATGTAGATGATGTTACGATAGATGCTACAATAGTTAGTACAGATTCATCTTCATCAGGAGAAAGTATATTGCTCGAAAATTCTGCCGATACTGGAAATGCAGAGTATCTACTACAAGAAGAAGCACGAAGTCTTGGAGATACCATTAATGATAAGACTGCACAGAACGAATTGTTTGATACATTAGATGATACAGTTCTAGACTTTACAGAATCTAATCCATTTGGTGATCCTACATGATTATAAATAGAGTTAGGAGAACATAGATGGCAAATCAAGTACTTGGAATAGGAGGCGCAGCAAATGATGGTACAGGTGATACCTTACGTGCTGCTTCTGATAAAGTTAATGATAACTTTTTAGAGATTTATACTCTATTAGGAGATACATCGTCTTTAAGTAGTGGTATTAGTGCAACTGCATCTGTAATATCATTAACTGCCCCTAGTATTAGTGGTGTAGTTGCAGGAACACAAACTTCTGCTACTATCACGACTTTGACGGGAACCACTTTAAATGCTGGAACTCTTGCATTAGCTGCTGGTTCTATTACAGATAGTTCTGGGGCCATTAGTTTTGGTAATGAAAATCTAACAACAACAGGAACAATTACAGGCGCTCTTGCTACAGCTGCTCAAACTGCAATTACTTCAGTAGGAACACTAACTGCACTACAAGTAGATAATATTAATATCAACGGTAATGCTATTTCTAGTACTGCTGGTACAGATTTAACGATTGCTCCATTATCAGGACAACAGATTGTTCTTGATGGTACTATTATTATTGATGCTGGAGTAGTTACAGGTGCAACAAGTATTACATCAACAGCATTTGTTGGTGATATAACTGGTGATGTTACAGGTAATGCAGATACAGCAACTACACTTGCAACTGCTAGAACTATTGGTGGAACATCATTTAATGGTTCTGCAAATATCGCAGTTGCTTTGGCATCTGTTGGTACTGCTGTTACAGTAGCAGATGAGTCAAGTGATACTACTTGTTTTCCATTATTTGCAACTGCGGCAACAGGTGATTTACCTCCGAAGAGTGGTTCTAATTTAACTTTTAATGCTAGTAGTGGTTTACTAACTGCAACATTATTTGCTGGTGCATTAACTGGTAACGTAACTGGAAACGCATCTGGTACAGCTGCAACTGTTACTGGTGCAGCTCAAACTGCAATTACTTCAGTAGGAACTCTTACTGCACTTCAAGTAGATAATCTTAATATAAACGCTAATACAATAAGTTCAACTGCTGGTACTGACTTGTTAATTACACCACTTGCTGGACAACAAATTGTTCTTGATGGTACTATTATTATTGACGCTGGTGTGGTTACTGGTGCAACTAGTATCACCTCAACAGCATTTGTTGGTGATATAACTGGTGATGTAACGGGTAATGCAGACACCGCAACTGCACTGGCAACCGCAAGAACTATTGGTGGAACCTCATTTGATGGTAGTGCTAATATTGCAGTAGGACTTGCAACATTAGCAACAACAGTTACCATTACAGATAACGAAAGTACAAACGAAAATAACGCTATTATATTTACTGCTGGTGGAGATGTTGATGGTGGCAATCTTGGACTAGAATCAGATGGAACATTAACATACAACCCAAGTACAGGTAAAATAACTGCTACAGGTTTTGTTGGTACATTAACAGGCAACGTAACTGGTAACTTGGCTGGTACAGTTTCTACTGCAACACAAAATTCAATAACAACTGCAACTGGTCTAGTATCGGTAGGTGCATTAGACTCTGGTAGTATTACATCTGGATTTACAAGTATTGATGTTGGTGCTGGTACAATTACAACGACTGGTGCGATTACAGGTGGTTCTGTTGCTGGTAGAAAAACACTAGTTTCTACTTTTAATACTACTTCAGCTGTAACTGCCTCACTAACTGCTGCACAATCTGGTGCGACAATATTAATTGATGGTACAGAAAATAATGTAATTAATTTACCGGCGGCCGCAGTATCAAATCCAGGCATATTTTATGACCTTATTGTGAGAGTTGCTGTTGCTAGTGATAAAACTACAATTGTTAATATTGCTGGTTCTGGTGGTGGATTTGTTGGTGCATTAAGTCTTGCTGGTGGTACTGCTGCAAACGCAGTATTTGACAATGCAGGCGATGCACTTACATTCGTTAATAGCACTGTGATTGGGTCAAGAGCAAGAATTACTTGTATAGTAGATGATGGTACAGATGGAACATGGCAAGTAGAATGTCTTGCATCACCTATTGCTACCATCGCATAAATATAGTGAATAGGGAGTATTCGTAATGTTAGGTCAACAATTCTATCATGAAAGCATAAGAAAAGTTATTGTTGCTTTTGGAACAACTTTTAATAATATATCATTAGTTCGTAAGGACAATAATGGTAATATAAAGCAATCAATGAAAGTTCCTCTTGCTTACGGGCCAAGACAGAAATGGCTTACTCGTTTAAATGAAGATGCTGATCTATCAAAGACAGTTGCTATTACTCTTCCACGTATTGGTTTTGAAATACAAAATCTATCTTATGATCCTAATAGAAAACTCAATAGAGTGCAGAAATTTAAAAAGGTTAAGGGTAAAAATGATGATCGTCTAGATTCTCAATATATGCCAGTACCGTATAATCTGAATATACAGTTATATGTTATGGCAAAAGAATCTGATGACTCTCTACAGATTATTGAACAAATTCTTCCATTCTTTCAACCAGACTATACTCTTACAATTAATGATATGGCAGATATGGGAATTAAAAGAGATGTTCCTATCGTGTTGAATGGTGTATCTTACGAGGATAATTATCAGGGAGATTTTGAAACTAGAAGGGCTTTAATTTATACCTTAGATTTTACTGCAAAGTTTTATCTATATGGCCCTGTTACTTCTCAGTCTGTTATCAAAACTGTACAAGTTGATCAGTATACTGACTTGCCCGATAAAGCACCTAAACGTGAACAAAGGTATACGGTTACTCCTACTCCTGCTAATTCTAAGGCAAGTGATGATTTTGGTTTTAATGAAACCACTTCATTCTTTGAGGATGCAAAGGTTTTTGATCCAGTAACAGGTACAGATGTAGATACATAATGTCTGATCCCCTTAAAGAACTAAGTAAAGCTCTTGGGGTTGCTGGTAATATTAAAACATTACAATCAGAACCCTGTAACTATAAAGATACATCTGAAACTTTACCAATAATAATTGAAAATAATCTTGAAGAGGATGATATTGAAAAAGATTATCGTACTCAAAGAGATACTTTTAATACTTTAGTTGAGAAGGGTTCTACTGCGATTGATGGAATACTTGAGCTTGCAAAGGAAGGTGAACATCCAAGAGGGTATGAGGTTGCAGGAAATCTTATCAAACAGGTTGCAGAAGTTGCTGAAAAACTAGGTGATCTTCAAGAGAAGATGAAGAGACTTAAAGAAGTTCCAAACACTGCTCCTAAAAATGTTACTAACGCACTGTTTGTAGGATCAACTGCTGAATTACAAAAACTTATTAAAGGTAAAAATAATGAGTGAAGGCGTATATTTAGGAAACCCTAACCTTAAAAGGGCCAACGTCCAACAAGAATGGACAAAGGAACAGGTCGAGGAATTTTCTTTATGTATGAAAGACCCTATCTATTTTATCAAAAACTATATAAAAATTGTTTCTCTAGATGAAGGTCTTGTTCCTTTTGATCTTTATGATTTTCAAAAGGAAATGATAGGTACGTTTCATAGTAATCGTTTCACTATTTGTAAACTACCAAGACAGTCTGGTAAATCTACTACAATCATTTCTTACTTGCTGCACTACGTTATTTTTAATGATTCAGTTAATGTTGCAATTCTTGCAAACAAAGCTGCAACCGCAAGAGATTTACTTGGCAGACTTCAACTTGCTTATGAACACTTACCAAAATGGTTACAACAAGGAGTAATGAGTTGGAACAAAGGTTCTCTAGAGTTAGAAAATGGAAGTAAAATTCTTGCTAGTTCTACTAGTGCTTCTGCTGTTAGAGGTGGGTCTTACAATATTATTTTTCTTGATGAGTTTGCTTACGTTCCAGCAAACGTAGCTGAACAGTTCTTCTCCTCAGTATATCCTACTATCTCCTCTGGTAAAACAACCAAGGTAATGATTGTTTCCACTCCACATGGCATGAATATGTTCTACAAGTTATGGGTAGATGCAGAGGAAGGTCGTAACACTTATGTTCCTATTGAGGTTCATTGGAGTGAAATTCCTGGTCGGGATGAGGAATGGAAAAAAGAAACTATAAAAAATACTTCACTACAACAATTTCAAACAGAGTTTGAGTGTGAGTTTCTTGGTTCTATTAATACTCTAATATCTTCACAAAAACTTAAAGTATTACCTTATAGAGAACCTATACAATCAAATGCAGGATTTGATTTACATATTTCACCACAAGAGGGACATACATATGTGATTACTGCTGACGTTGCTAGAGGAACACAGAATGACTACTCTGCATTTATTGTGGTTGATGTATCACAAATGCCCTATATGGTAGTCGCAAAATATAGAGACAACGAAGTAAAACCTCTTCTTTTTCCAGCAAAAATTTATGACGTTGCTCGCGCATACAACCAAGCCTTTGTTCTTATAGAGGTAAATGATATTGGTGAACAGGTTGCAAACACTATACATTTTGATCTGGAGTATGACAACCTAATTATGGCTTCTATGCGTGGG